ATGCACCAAGCAAGCGGAAGAGTTGGAAAGACTTCAAAAACGTGACTGCTCTGCATCTATTGAATTATGCTTCAATGATGGGACAGACCATTTCGAAAGAGAGTCCCTTAAAATCGTTGGCATTGGTGTGCCTGATAACATCTACATTGTTGAGAGCCAAACAGTGACTAAGGCATTGGCTGAGCGTGACAAGCTACAGCGTAGGATTGATGAAGCGCCAAGAGCAAGCACATCTATTGAGATGGAGACCCTAATATATGAGGGGACTATTGAAACTGACAAAGAATATTCGATTGTAGAATTGGAGGCCGATGATGCATGATGTGAATTGTCCATATTGCGAAGCGGAACAAGAAATATGTCACGATGATGGCCAAGGTTACGCAGAAGATGAGACCCACCAGCAAGAGTGTTCTGCATGTGGCAAGACGTTCGTCTTCAATACTTCAATCAGTTTCTATTATGAACCAGCGAAAGCGGATTGTCTGAATGATGCTGACCATATTTATGAACCGACTCACACCTATCCAGTTGAACATTCAAGGATGCGTTGCAAGATGTGTGATAAAGAACGCAAATGCACAGATGAAGAAATGGAATCTATCCTAATCCAAAGGAGCCGATGATGAAACAAGCACCAAGTAATTTTTACGCATTCCCCAGGATTGCCAACACCACAATGACTAAGGCAGACTTGTCAGAGTTATTACTTTCCACTGATGGTTTGATTATGACAAATGGCAGAATGTGGGATATAAAATCAAAGAGCTTAGGCGCTGGCATCTACAGAGTGTCCTTAGAATTGAAGGAGGCCGATGATGAGTAAAGATGATGTAACAATCAAAGATATATCTGAATTACAACTTGAGATAGCAGGATTAAAAACAATTGGAGAGTGGAAGGCTTGTGTGAAAAGTTTTGCAGTAAAGCACGAACTCACTGATAGAGAAGCTAATGGGATAAAGGAGCAATCATGAGCGAGATGAGTCTTAGAGAGCAGTTTGAGAAAGAGACAGGCTACAAGTTGCCTGACGTTAGGGATTACAATTCATTTGAACTGAATGTTAAACTTGCTGATTATTACGAGCGATTTAGTGGATGGATGAAATCCAAGTGCGAAGAACTCCAAAAGGAGAACACTAAGCTGAAAGGTAAATATAACCACCTTGAGAATCACGCCAATGAGCGCGTGCATGACCTACACCAACAACTCACAGCCCAATCGAAGGAGCTTGAGGCATGGCAAATCCGCCAACCAGAACAGGCGATAGCTGAACTTACCCTTAGTGAACTTGGACTCAGGATTGCCAAGATAAATGATGCTAACGGCTGGACACCTATAACCCTAGAGGATTGGAATGACGATTATAAAATAACCGCAATGCTTGGACTAATTATGACCGAGTGTTCAGAGGCTATTGAAGCGCACAGAGATAATGATTTTGAAAACTTTGGTGAAGAAATGGCAGACATTCTAATCAGAGCAATAGACTTAGCTGAACGGCTTAGAATAAAGACCTACGAGGAGATAGTCTCAAAACTTGATAAGAATGAAAATCGAGGGCATAAGCATGGGGGCAAAAGGATATGATTGCTGTCTGTGAAGGAGGTGGGGAGTGAGTTCTAAACCACTGAAAGCGAACGATGGAAGGAGAGGGAAATGATTGGGGATTACAAGATAGGTGGTGGTTGGGGTGCTCGTGTAGGCTGGACCAGGCCAGAACAATTTAAGACAGAAGATGAGTACATTGACGATAAGACACTTTTTGATGTTGATGGACACTATACACCAAGGCCGAAAAAAGGACAAACTCTTATTGGTGAATTTCAAAACAGTTGGATGCAATTTGAATTTGTAGAAATAGACTACATGAGTAACCCGCCCGACATGTTCTTTGCCAAGGTAAAACCGATAGACCAGGAAACTAAGTGAGTCTTTATAACGTGGTTTATACCTCAAGCGTAGCGACGTAGGTATCAAAATGAGTTAGAAAAATAATGAGATTGGGGTCAACAAATAATAATAAAGGAAAAAGTAAATGAGCAATCACTCACTGTTAAAGATAAGAGTTTCGGACATTTCACAAGAAATTGTCGAACTATACAAAAAGCAGATATCAGAGCGTGACCCTATGGATGCAGGATTTGACCTATTTGTTCCAGAGCCTCATGCCGTAAGGAAGTTGCAAACTTCGAATGTTATCAATCACAAGGTACAGATAGAGTTTCATATCGGTGAACCATTCTATAATGCAGCACATGGAAATCTTGATAAGCTAAGACCTTCCTATATACTAATGACTCCACGTTCAAGTATCTCCAAAACCTCACTACGTTTAGCTAATAGTGTTGGAGTTATCGACTCAGGATATAGAGGCGACTTGATTTCTAAAGTTGACAATCTAGGCACAGAAAAAATGATTAAGGCTGGAACTTCACTGTTTCAATTAATAGTAGGAGAGCATTGCGATGTACAACTTGTTAGTAAGTTTTCTGGAACTAAGCGCGGTAAAAGCGGTTTCGGCTCGACTGGAAATACTATATAAAGGTGTTGTATTCTTAATATTTGGACAACCAATAGCCAACAATACCACAAATTATACATACTTAAATTGGAACAGAGTGAAAGCAAATGCTGGTTCTGTGGACCCCACAGTGGGTGCAATGGAAGTTATGGTGATTGGGGTGATGAACGCAGTTGGAAGGAATACAGGAAATACCAATGCAAAGATAGGTGTTAATATGAAACAAGTGATAGTATTGAGAAAAGATTTGAAAATGCGTAAGGGTAAAATGATTGCTCAAGGAGCACACGCTTCAATGATAGTATTATTGGATTATCCAAAGCATGAATTTGTTCAGGAATGGTTATCTGGACAATTTACGAAAATAGCAGTAAGTGTGGATTCAGAAGATGAACTTTTGGAATTGTACGAAAAAGCTAAAGAAGCTAAATTACCATGTTCATTGGTAACTGACGCTGGGAGAACTGAATTCAATGGGGTTGCAACCATAACCTCAATTGCAGTTGGTCCCGGACCAATAGAAGAAATTGATAAAATTACAGGAAATCTGAAATTATTGTAAAATAACGGTTGACTTTGTGGATTTTATCTTGTATCTTGTAGTATGATAAGGTGGAGATTATGGGAGATAGAGCCCCAGATTTTATCGAAACCGATTAGGTAGCTCTACTAATCAATATGGGCCTAAAGCTTTAATGGTGAAGCACTCGCCTTTTAAGCGAGAGAACGTCGGGTTCGATACCCCGTGGGCCTACTAAAATAAGGAAATGAAAATGAGAACCGAGCATATAGAAAAATGGATTCCAATCAATGAATGTACCCATTGTGGATTCTATAAAATCGAAGCTCGTAACTTTGGTTATGGGGTTTTTGTAAATAATCAGGAAGCACATAATAATGCGTTCATCGGAATAAGAACTAAGTTCGGTGGTGAATTTTTGGCCAAGGAATTACATTGGGATGAAGACGATCATTATGGTACAGCCAAACCGTTGGAATTTATAGAAGCTTGTCCATATAACTATGATACCCAACGCAAAGAAATGTTTAAATGGATAGAAGAAAAAATAAGTGGTTTGGAAGATTAAGACGATACTTATAATAAATAGGGATATGGTATAACGGCAATTACGCGGGGTTTTGAACCCTTAAATTCCAGTTCGATTCTGGATATCCCCACAAATTGATTCATGGTGTAACGGTAGCATCGCAGGTTCTGAGCCTGTCAGGTCGGGGTTCAAATCCCTGTGAATCAGCAAAACAAAATGGAGGTTATATGTCACAATTTTATGGCACAGTTCAAGGTAATAGAGGACAAACCAGTCGTGGTGGGTCTAAGAATTCAGGGTTAGAAACATATACAGCATCATGGAGCGGAGCAATCAGATGTTACGCATACTATGACAAGGAAACTGATACCGACATGGTCAGGGTTGAAAAGACTACTTGGCGTGGACAGGGTGACAGTAAAATATTATATGACGGGCCAATCGGTCAAGAATAACAAAATGCGGGTGTAGCTCAGTCTGGTAGAGCTCCAGGGCGACATCCTGGGCAAGCGTCGGTTCGAATCCTGCCACTCGTACAAAACATTAAATTAAAAGGAATATCAATGTCAGAAGTTAAAATTGTTAGTGAAGGTAAACGATTCAGGGAAATTATTAAAGATGGGGTTACGATTCATCAGGAAAAGGATGACCGAGGAAATTGGGTTGCCCGTTTTTCCATGAAGGAATACACTCGGATTGCCAAAGAGCGTGAAGCTGAAGAGAAAAAGAAAATCCAGAGGCAGGAGCACAAAGAGAATAATGCTTAAAAAATTGTGGTGCCGGATATTTGGTCATAAAGAATATACAATGGTATCACAACCATGGCAGGAAAATAGGGCAACGTGGAATATAGTATGCCCAAGATGTGGAGAAATATTGCGTGGTTAATCTAACTAAAAAAAGTAAATTATTGGCTCTCATTTTGAGACACAAGCCGGAACAATTCAATATTACATTGGATTCTGAAGGTTATGCTGATGTATCGGAACTACTGGATACTGGCAAATTTACTATGGATGAATTGGAAGGAATCGTAAATACCGGACCGAAAATCAGATATGCATTTGACATCACTGGTGAAAAGGTTAGGGCAATGCAGGGACATTCCATTGAAGTTGATTTGAAATTGGAATCAGTTGAACCTCCAAAATTTTTATATCATGGGACCCCCACTAAAAATATTGATCCGATCATGAAAAATGGATTAAATAGGGGCAATCGACAATATGTTCATCTATCAGAAGATGAATTTACTGCAGGTGTGGTTGGAATGAGGAGGGATCATGACCCCGCCATCTTAGTAATAGATGCATTAAAATTGCACAAAGATGGGCATCCATTCTATTTAGCAGAAAATGGGGTTTGGCTAACAGACAATTTTGATTCACAATGGGTACATAGAATTATTTGGTAATGGAGGTTACTATGGATAAGTTAAGTAAAGTTGAAATGAATGCAATAATTGAGGCACTTCTGTTTACATATTGTGTTGATATTAATGCGGATTTCGAAGTCGATGACGAAACGCTATTTGAGATAGCTGTTAAACTTCAGAAAATGATGGGTGAGAAAGCTACCCTGAATAAATTTTATATTTTGGGCGGGGCACATGAAGAACCCCATAAAGTTAAAAATTTAATTGCCAATTTTGATATGAAAGTTGGCTAGTATAATCCTGCTATAGTTTAATGGTAGAATTCGTGTGTGGTATTCATGAGATCGTGGTTCGATTCCACGTGGCAGGACAATTGCTCTTATAGTATAATTGGATTAGTACAGGACTTTCGTAATGTCCAAGCATCGGTTCGAAACCGTTTAAGAGCTCAAGGAGAAAAATGTGACTAAAAGAAAATTAAATAAAGCCGAAACGTGGGAACAAATGGAAGCCCGATGGGCACAAGAAAAGGCGGATAGAACAATGTTAGTAAAAATATGGGATGCCATTACTGACCATACATATTGGCCAGTTTATAGATTTTTCAACAATGCACCATACAGAACATACATCAAACGGCCTCTTCAGAGAGCCATTAGGGGATATGATGAATCAGCACATTGGAGCTTGGATTATCATTTTTGTAAAGTTATTCTACCTCCACTAAAGGAACTACGTGAGAAAACTCATGGGCACCCATCCACAATTGATTCATTCGATGAATGGAAAAAAATATTAGATGAGATGATTGAGGGCTTCGAATTGGCCGATAAAATGACTGATGGATTTGCAATTTTCCAAGAGGATTTTGACAAATTGCCCGACCACATGAAAAAAGTATATCAGAAACCACACTGTGAAATTATCAGTAAAGAAAAAAGGGATAGGGCGTTCGATTTGTTCAAGGAACATTTCCACGCTCTTTGGGATTAAGATGGAAAAAATTTATGTAGTAACAACAATCTTTGTACCAGTGGAATCTCAAGGTTTAGATACATGGTCAAAAGATTTTAAGGTTGAAGATTACCCAAAAACCAAAACAAGATGTGTAGCTTGGTATCCAGAAGAATCCAATGCCATCGCATGTGTAATGGGTGGTGGGACATTCTTATCCGAAGATGGATATTACAATTTGGCAGTAATTGAAGAAATTGGCCCCGGTATTTATCCATATCCTGGAGATGATGGTGAACAATGGTTTTCGTATGACAATGAAACTGAGAAGTGGAGTCCGACGGATAAACCTAAATTCTATGAACGTGTTATGGGATTTGGTATAGGGTAGTAAGTCCCTCGTTAGGGACATTAGAGGGGAAAACACCCGTTAATGTGTACAATCGGGGACTTTATAGAAGGTCGTGAAATAGAAATTTTAATGGAGAATTCGACATTGGAAAGTCAAGCATCTTGGAAAGGTGTGGCTCGGAAACGGGTTGTAGGTTCAATTCCTGCATTCTCCGCAACAGTGGTATTCGTATAGTGGTTATTATGAGTGATTGCCGATCATTAGACGGGAGTTCGATTCTCCCATACCACACTTGAATAATGTAAAAAATTGGTTTATTATAAAAATGACAAACCAAAATTAATTGAAGTTAAGCCGGAAGCGACCATAAACATGTGGAATAACCCGATAAAAATAACTGCAATGAAAAAATTTGCAAAAAAGAATGATTGGAATTTTCAAATTTGGTCAGAGAAAGAGTTGGGGATATAATGAAAGTTGTGCATTGTAAAAAATCTCCGTTTGATATTTACATCGGCCGACCTACAAAGTGGGGAAACCCATTTACCCATGATGGTGAAGCACAGGCTCGGTACAAAGTGGATACTCGAGAAGAAGCAATTGAAATGTACAAATGGTGGGTGGTTAGACAACCACATCTAATGAGTACATTGCACGAATTAAAAGGAAAAACATTGGGGTGTTGGTGTAAACCAAAAGCATGTCATGGTGAAATATTAATAGAACTGGTAAATAATTTGGAAAAAAAGGAAAATGCAGATGAATCTGAATGAACTGATTTTGAGTAGGATTGAAAATGGCGTCAACCCAATTACAGGGAGAGATATGGCCCCAAATGAAGAAGTGGTAGTTGTAAACTACAATGGAACTGAATGTATGGTTCCCAAGGAATACATCCACTATAAGGGAAAATAATGGAACGATTTGTTACAGCTGATCTCCACTTCGCTCATCAGAGCATCATACGGCACTGTGATAGGCCGTTTGAAAATGTTAATGAGATGAACGAAGTGTTGGTTAGAAATTGGAATTCGGTTGTATCGGATGGTGACCTTGTATATGTCCTAGGGGATTTTGCATGGACGCGTCCAGATTATTGGATGGATAGACTAAACGGAAATAAGATATTGATCATAGGGAATCACGATACCCTTAACAGTATTGCTAAGAAAAGGTTTGAGTTCATCAAGCCACTATATGACACAAGGATCGAAAGACAATCGGTTACAATGTGCCATTATCAAATGAATGAATGGAATAAGTCGTTTCATGGTGCGTGGCATCTATATGGTCACTCACATGGTAACGCGACTGAATGGGAAGATAAGCTATCTTTTGATGTTGGGACCGACCTTTGGAATTACACTCCAATTCATTGGAGCACAGTTGTAAAGAAAATGAAACATAAAGAGGCTATCAGAGCCGAAATGAAAGCACGACTTGAGGCTGAAAGCCCTTGGGTTCCTGGTGCAAATCGTGAGAAAATCACCGAATTAAATAGACAATTTATAAAATAACAGTTGACTTTGTCGTTTTTATCTTGTATCTTGTGGTACGATAAAAAGGAGACATTAAGTGTCTAAAAAACAATACTCGTATTTGCGGGTACATGCTGTGCATCACTATGTAATTGATGGTTACCATTCTGAAGAAGATTTGAAACGAATCGCTGGTGAATGGTTTATGAATTACCCATACGATGCTAGCCATGCCGCAAGAGATGGGTCAAGATTGGGCGGAGCCTCATTTGCATATAGTGTAGAAGAAGTTACCCCAGAACAATTAAAAGAGTTAATGGACAAACATGAAAATGGTCAGACTAATCTGGAATACGATGACATGCCTGATTATTACAAAAATGGAGTAGGTATATGGGAACACGAGGATCGCTCGGATTCATTAGAAATGGACAACACAAAGTAACATATAATCATTTCGATTCTTATCCAAGTGAATTGGGTAAAAATGTTATTGAATATTTGGAGAATAGAAACCGAGATTCGGCTCTATTGAATGCAGATTTCGACGCCATTCAAATGGTGGATGAAAATGATAAACCCACAACAGTTCAAAAGCAGTTATGCAAGGACGCTGGGTGGTATGATGGGAATGTGGCAACTCAATCTGATGAAGATTGGTATTGTTTACTGAGAAAAGCACAAGGTCTTTTAGGAGCGTATTCTGAAGTCGGTTTTATGGCAGAAGGTAGGTCGTTTTTAGAAGATTCGTTATTTTGTGAATATGCATATATTGTAAATTTGGATACTAGCCAATTGGAATTCTATGTGGGATTTGAAAAGGGTGAGTTGAATGGCAGGTATGCGGATGTTAAAAGAACGGAACAAGGTTATGGTGGGGTAAACCTGATTGGGGAATTTCCACTAAAGACAGTAGAATTATTTGATATTGAACAAGCAGAACAATCCAATACGAACGGTGTCAATATGGCACTTCCGATTTTGGAAATGGAGGATTAAATGGGAAACGAGACAAATCAGCTTATCCCGATGGTGGTTGAGCAGAATGGTAGAAATGAACGATCTTATGATATTTACAGTCGGCTCTTAAAAGACCGAATTATTTTTATGAGTACACCGATTGATGACAATGTTGCATCATTGGTAATTGCTCAATTGCTTTTTCTGACATCAGAAGATAGTGAAAAAGATATCAACATCTATATAAACAGCCCCGGTGGAATTATTACATCTGGTATGGCCATTATGGATACGATGAATTTCATCAAGCCTGATGTATCCACAATTGTTGTTGGGCAAGCGTATAGCATGGGAGCTTTCCTATTAGCGGCTGGAGAAAAGGGTAAACGGTTTGCATTACCAAATTCCAAAGTCATGATTCACCAACCAAGCGGTGGAACATACGGACAAGCTTCAGATATGATTATCGCGGCTGAGGAAATTATGAAAACCAAAAAGAAAATGAATCAGATGCTCGCCAAATTTTGTGGTCAAAGACTAAATAAGGTTGAAAAAGACGCGGATCGTAATTTTTTCATGTCGGCTGAAGAAGCCTTAGAATATGGAATAATTGATTCAATCATCGGTGGGAAATCCAAATAAGGGTATAACCCCAGGGCTTGTAGCTTAGTGGCAGAGCAGGGGACTCATAATCCTCCGACGGGAGTTCGATTCTCCACGGGCCCACAATAAAGGAAAAATTATGACAATGAATGTTTTTATACTAGAAGATGATATGAATAGAATGGAATGGTTCCATAACAATATGTCAAGATTGTTGGACTCATACGATTACAATATTATTGCTGCAGAAGATGTGGCCACCGCCAAGAAATTATTTGAAGTGTGGAATGGAGAATTCGGAATGTATTTTCTAGACCATGATCTGGGTGGTGAACAGATGGTAAGTATTCAGGAACCAAATACTGGTTCTGAATTTGCAAAGTGGTTGGTTGAACAGGGTGTCAAGGGTAATAAAGAGACAATATATGTCCACTCCCTTAATCCTGCAGGGGCTATAAATATTATGGCCAATTTTGACAAATCAATTCGAGCGCCGTTTACTTGGTTGGTAACGGGCTTGGATAAGTTATAAACACATAAAACTCAAAGGAGAAAAAATGAGAAAATTTATGTTGGTGTTGTTAATGTTCATGATGGTGTTTTCAGTAATGAACTGTAGTATTGATTCGGCGGATGCTGGTCAGGAATTGGTGATTATAAAGCAACCAATTTTCTTTGGCAGTGGTGGAGTTCATCCCGTATCATTTCCAGCTGGGGATACACAATGGTACGCTTTAACGAGTTATGCTGAATTTTTTAATGTATATCCGCAGGAATACAAAGAGACTTTCACTGATCTTATTACACAAGACAATAACCCAGTAGATTTCGATGTATATATTGAATTACAGATTCAAAAGGGTAAATCTGCAGAGCTTGTTGAAAATTTTGGAAAAGATTGGTACAAGCAAAAAATAGCTAAAAAGGGTCGTGAATTCGTTCGTAATTTTGGTCGTGGGCAAACAATGTTTGATCTTACCACAAATGAAATTATAGCTCTTGAAATGCAACAAGTTGCATTTGATGGTCTTGTAAATCATATAGCAACCGAAGGTGTGCCGATTGATGTCAACCGTGTATCAGTTGGTAAAGTAACACCACCACAAGCTGTTATTGATGAAACTATTAAAACGGCCGCACAGAAACAACGATTTATGACTGAAGAAGCTGGGGCTCAAGCTGAGCTTGCTCGAGAAGATCGTGAAACAAATAAAGCTATTGCCGATAAAGCATACCGTGATGAATTTGGAATGTCAAACGCACAATATATTGAACTACGTGGTTTGGAAATTCAGAGAGAAATCGTCGAAATGGCTAAGGAAAAGGATAATGTTGACCTACTTATCAATGTAGGGAACAGAGAAATTCAACCGATGTACCAGAAATAAACAACTAGTCCCCTTAAATGGGGACACATGATCTCGTAGTACAATGGAAAGTGCGTGGGTTTCCTAAACCCGAAATGAAGGTTCGACTCCTTCCGAGATTACACTGGAAATAAATATTAAGACTATTTATGTCCACATTAACCAATAAAGGAGTTCCAATGCGAACCGAAGATGTACCAATTAAAATACCAACAATGCTTATCATGACCGCCAAGAAATTTATTATCACAATAATATTGGTGGCTTTGATAGTAACCTCGTTATCACTGTTTACCTATCATGAAAAATGGGTGGAACCTGCTAATTGGGAAATGCAGAAACAAATAAATCATGGCAACTTAGAAACATTTAGAAATACGGTGGATTTGTTCGATGCACATCTGCTCATATTACAATTGGAAGAGAGGGTATCCGAATTGGTAAAACCGACTTCATTTAGTGTTCGGATGACAAATTACTATCCAGTTGAAGAACAATGTGACGCTGACCCACTTACTACGGCCAGTATGAAAGTAATTATCCCAGATGATGCTACGAATCATAGATGGATTGCAATTAGTTGGGATTTACACAAATGGCTCAGTACACAAATTCCAAAGGATGACCCAGCGTATGGAAAGGGTCAATTTGAAATGGGTGATTATGTTGAACTTACTGGGTATGGGAATTCGGTTGATGGAATTTATCAGATTACAGATACGATGAATTCACGACATAGAATGGCAATTGACCGCCTTACAAATGTGAATTCGCCACTTGAATTTGCAGAGAATGTTACAATCACAAAAGTATTCATTCCAGAATTACATCCAATTGATGCATAAATAATTGTATTTGGATACACTAATAACTATTTATTAACAAGGAAGTATCGACATAGGCACGTCAAGCACCCTGCTAAGGTGTGGCTCGGAAACGGGTTCTAGGTTCGATTCCTAGTACTTCCGCATTATTATACCCAATTAAACTAAAAAAAGGGGTTACAAAATGACACAATGGCAAAGATTCACACACGAAGAAATCGAAGACTTGGAAAAGACTATGATGATTGATATCGCGAATGCACCAACAAAGGAATTGACTTGGTACATTGGAAGTGACAGCCAAGTAAAACATGGTAAAATCAAGTACATTACCGCTATCGTTATACTGTTTGACGGTAAGGGTGGACGGGGTTACTACAAGGAAGTCACGGAAAAATTGAGTTACAAGATTTCCATTAGACAAAAGATTTTCCAGGAAACGCACATGTCAGTGGAAACTGCAATTTGGTTAAATCCAATATTGGAGAAGATGAATTACTGTGTAGAGGCTATTCACGCTGATGTAAGTGACGACCCAATCAATGCAAGTAACGCTGTAATGAATGAGTGTCTTGGGTACATTAGAGGTTCTGGTTTCGCAGCAGTTGGAAAACCCGACTCCTGGGCAGCCATGGAAATTGCTGACCGCTTCAGTAAATAGGTTGCTAAAGTAATAGCGTGTTTTCCCCATCTCGATGATACTTATTATTGAAGGAGAAAACAATGATTATATACAAAACTACAAACGCCTTAAACGGCAAATTCTACATAGGGAAATCTAAATATGATAACCCCGACTATATTGGTTCGGGGTCCATATTGAAAAAAGCAATACAAAAATACGGCAAGGAAAATTTTGTCAAGGAAGTTATAGAACGATGTGAGGATGAAACACAATTGAATATCAGGGAAATATATTGAATTAAAAAAACTGATGCCATTAATATTGGGTATAATTTATATCCGGGTGGTGAAGGTGGATGCACACCTGAAGCTTCCAAGAAAATAGTTGAGGCGAGGCATAACAACGGGCAACCATGGCATTCAGCTGAACGCAATCGAAAAGTTTCTATCGCTTTAACTGGTCATAAACAAACGGCCGAAACTAGGAAAAAGAATAGTGATTCTCACATAGGACAAAAACCGTGAAACGAAGGTTTAACCAATGATGATCCGAGAATCCTAGCTGGTGCAGAGAAACAAAAGGTTACAAAAAAGAAAAAATTTGCAAGTGGGGAATTGACAAATACTTGGAATAAGGGTAAAACCATTCAAGAACATTTCCAATTAGAATGTCCAGTTTGTGGGCAGGAATATGAAATTTATACATACCCATTATGATACAAAAATGGTAGGTATAAGAAAACTTGTTCAAAGCCATGTGCGGATAAAATGATGTGGGAAAGTAGAAGGAAATAAATGGAAAATAAAGACGTGACAAAATTTCTCAAATATATTGAGGCTGAATGTTTCTTCGTTAAATTGTGGGAAGAGGAAAATCGGACATTTCATATTGATTGTACTTGCCGATATTGTAAGGCTACTGAAGCGTGGATGACGCTTTCATGGTGGAGAAAATTTAAAGCAAAATTGGAGTTATAAAATTTATGACGAATAAAATGAAATTATACATCGCGGGTCCCATTACAGGTGGAACATTTGAAGATGTAGAAAAAAAGTGGGCCGGCACTATAAAACGGTTAAAAAAACACTATACTATACTATCACCATTATTTGGCAAATCCAAATATATTCGACCGGAAATGCAGTGTGAAGCTTCAGAAGGTCAAGGGATGAAATATCTGTCCCCAATCACTACTGATAGGGCAATTGTAGGTCGTGATCACTGGATGGTGGAACAATCTGATATTGTATTTGTGGATTTGGTGGGTTCCAAGATAGTATCAATTGGATCGGTATGTGAAATTACCGCTGCATATTTGCACAATAAACACGTTGTGGTAGCTATGGAACAGGGCAATATCCATAGACACGCGTTTGTCTTAATGGAATCTGATATTGTATTCCCAAATAGAGAAGACGCGTTGGATTACATTGAAGAATTAGGGAAAAGTTTTAGAGGTTAATATGACAAATAAAAAATTAATAGGTTGGATCATGATTGGAACTTTCGTGGCATTATTATTCGGGGGAGCTGTATTGGTCATGGGATTGCTTAATGCATTAATCCTATGGGGATCGGCGGGAACGTTGGCTTTCCTTTTCATTTATGGTATAAAATTGATATATGAGAATTAAAAGATGGCAACAAAGGTTACAAAAAAGGTTATTAAAGACATATTCAACTGATGTTTAACTGAATATGGAATCAGTGAATATCAAGGGTGAGAACCCCACCTAATAATTGACAATACAAAGGATTACCCAAGCAATGGGGAATTTTACTCGGATGATAATGATATCTATATATACCCAAAATCAGGTGGAATGGATATCCAAAGGACTATATTTGTGATGATTCACGAATTTAAGCATTATCACCAATCACCAACTTGATTGACTCGGTATATCACTATGTACAACAATAATCCCGAATGTCCGTATGAAATAGAGGCGGATGCCCTCGCGGAGAGGGATTGAATGAAATGTTATAGGGATTTATTTATAAAATAAAGGAACTAGGTTATGGATTTACATGAATTAAGGCTCAATTTTGTTACGTGGTCACCACTATGGGTGATTCCAACGGCATTTATTTATTGGCCAACCGGAGTGGCACTACTGGTATTACAGCTCGGTGTGATGTTTTGGGATTTAAAAGTGAATTAAAAATAAAGAAAACGCTTGACTTTGTCAGTATAATCTTGTATCTTCAAGTATGAAAAGAGAGGAAAATGTTTTGAAAGTTTGGAAAAAAGAGGAAATTAAAGTATTATTGGAAACCCGGAAGGACGCTGTCATTCGGGGTTTGTTGGTTATATACGATAGGCAAACCGAAGATGAGAAAAATTCGGAGATTACCACTCATGCGAATGGGATTGGGTACTCTGGAGCTCACGCTGAAATTATGACTTCATTCGCGAAGTTCTACAAACAACACAAATTCCTATCTCCCAAGCAGACCAATATCGCTCGGAAGATTATTGTCAAATACGCTAGACAGTTGGCCGATGAAGCTAACGCTAATGAGGAAAAAAAGTGGAAAATATCTAATGGGGAAATTTCAACACCGTCAGCATTGATTGCCATTTGTGATGAGGACAGATGAGTAATAGAATTGATATCCATGGCCATTTGACCACATTCGGGGAAATTTTAAATGAAAAAAGCACATTCAATGAATGGTGGCGTGGGAATTTTTGTGAAGGATTGTCATGCGTGGGATGTATATATGCTAAGGGAATGTGCCCCGACAAATTTGGGAATATTTTCGAACTCGAGGAAGATAATCATCTAGATTCACGAAATGATGAAATCCGAGAGGTAATGGAATGGTTGACAAGTGATCACAAAGCTAAAGAGGAAATCCCTGTTGTTCCCGCGGAGCCAACGCTCACACTTGAAGAAAAAGTTGACAATCTCACTGCAATGGTGTTGGAAATAAAAGAAGTTTTATGCATAGTCGAGCAAGAAAACGCTTGACTTTGTCAGTATAATCTTGTATCTTCAAGTATGAAAAAGGATAAGACATTGAAAATTAAAAGTTTATACAAACCTATTATCGCCACATTGGGTGGAAAACGATATGTATGTGGCAATAAATTGGTAGAAATTGAACCACATATCACAATGGAAAATATAGAATGGGAACGCCAGTATCCAATCGGTTTTAGATTGAATGATACTTATGTCTCCAGAACTTTGGCAATGGTTTCAGGCGGCAATGTCGTTGCAACCATCATCGGTTCCAAAGGTGACACATACAAAATTAAAGAAAATAACGGAAAATATAATTGTAATTGTAAGGGGTACACATTTAATTCTAAGTGTAAACACCTTACTAATTTCGTCTCTGAAAGGGAATAAAATGGCTCGTAAAAAATTAGCAAAAAGAACTGCATCAAAATCAAAGGGGAAAACTTTCGATACCAGTTCACAGGCATTCAAATGGGTGGTATGTACTATTGATGGTTGCATCGAAGAAGTTAAGATCGACTTCGCGAGCATTAGTGCAATTTGTTACAAACATACAATGGGTAGGGTTCCATTTATCGAACCTGCATCACGTAAAAAGAAATCCACTGGTCGCCCACGCGGTTGGCAGTTTATGAATGAATTTGTCGATAGTGACAAAACAGTATTTCATCGGGGTGTAGAACAACCCGAATTAAAGGGTACACTTCCTGTATCAGATGTCGTTAAAATCAAAGCCGATCAGAAGCAGTCTGCTAAGGAAAAGAAAGCCCGTAAGACAGATCGGTTAATCAAACGGCACGAAAAGGCTCAAGAGGCCCGAAGAAAAGATGCCGGTAAGGCAAAACCTGGTCGCCCTAAGACTAAGAAAAAAGCAGTCAAAAAGACTGTTAAAGTCCAGACCAAATTTGGGGATTTGAAAATTCCATACAAATTAAAAAACAAAAAGTATTTTGTCGCCAGTGATAATAATCGGGCGTGGGGTAAATTTGATACCATGGCTGAAGCCCGAAAAGCTAAGACTAAGTTCAATCGTGAACATGGTAAGGACAATGTCAAGGGCATTGTATTGGTATCCAAAGACGGTAGGGCTTGGAAATAATGAAAACTAACATGATTTTAGAACTTTGGGATGAGAATACTGGGGTGGCACGCAGGTGGAATTCCGATATCAATGATGTTCAATTTAATGAATTGTGGGATAAATATCAAGATGATTGGAACAAGCTTGAATCTCAAAATGGAACTATGTATTTTAGTGGTTCCCTTGACAATTTCGATGAAAATGACGTTTGGGTTATGGGTTGGAGCTCCAGTGAAGTTTCCGAATTTGGGAGCTGGGACACCGTTCAAACTGAAATTTTAAGATGGCTTGATGAATCCGGATATTCCTATGAAAGAATTGAAGATCATCAATATGAATTGGAAGATGAAGATGAAGAAGAAATAAATGTGAGATTGGACTTCTAATGAATAAAATTATTACAGACGAAAAACTTCTAAGGAATAAATGTGAAAATGTCTCACTTGAAGAGGGTGAGACTATTGCTGCACAATTATTTGAGATACTAACCGCTACTGAATCTGGAGTGGCATTGGCCGCTAATCAGGTGGGGATTAACAAGAATGTGGTGGTTATCAATGTAAAAGAACCCATCTATCTTATTAATCCAATTATCACATCACAGTCCGGTGAAGTCTATTATGACGAGGGGTGTTTATCATTCCCAGGACAATCCGTAAAAACAAAAAGATTTGACACAATAGAAGTAGTATCAGATAATTACCCGGCCGGTGTATGTTTTACCGCATTGGGTAAAAATGAAATTGATACATTGGAATGTGTCGCCGCACAACATGAAATCGACCATCTGAATGGTGTTGTCATGTTTGATAGGGAATATAAACCAACTCCAATCAAAGCTGAGCACAATTTTGGTAGGAATGAAAAGGTTACCATTTCTAAAGATGAAGAAAAACGTGAAATAAAGTGGAAAAAGGCAGAAAAGTTGATAGAAACCGAAGGCTGGAAACTACTTATAGATGGATAAATAAAGGAAAAGGTTATGGGCATTATTAAAAGTATTTTGGACAACGATCAGTATAAGCTGTCAATGATGAAAGCTGCAATCTCTGAGTATCCAAATACAATTGTAAAGTACAAATACAAAAACCGATCACCAAAAAATCAAATCTTTACTCAAGATCATGTTGATAGACTTAAATATGAAATTGAAGAAATGAAGCATCTGGCATTAACAGGTGCTGAAAAAGAATTTTTGGCAAAAAAATCATCCTATCTGGGGCCAATGTTTTTGGATTTCCTGAGTGGATATCGTTATGACCCAAGTGAAGTAACTGTAAATCTGGTTGGAAGTGAAATTGAACTAACCATTTACGGATTATGGTATAGAACCATTCTCTGGGAAGTTCCACTTATGGCTCTCATTTCTGAGATTTATTTCGAAGGAACTGAGCTGGATATGGATTTGGTATTGAATAATATCATATCAAAAAAACACATGATTGAAGGAGCTGAAATTAATGTTTCAGATTTTGGTACTAGACGCCGATTCTCATTGATGATTCACCAGCTGGTGGTGGAAACTTTGAAAGACGTGTTGGTTGGTACAAGTAATGTGTATCTAGCTTTCCTTTTCAATCTAATACCAATTGGGACACACGCTCATGAATGGTTTATGTTCCACGGGGCCAAATATGGTTATCGTTCCGCAACCTACAAATCCTTAGAGAAATGGAGTAATGTCTACAGGGGCAACCTTGGAATAGCATTAACAGATACATATACTACAGACGTATTTTTACGTGATTTTGATATGTATTTCGCCAAATTATTTGATGGTGTCAGGCAAGACAGCGGTGACGAAATAGAATTTGGTGAAAAGTTTATTAATCATTATGAGAGTATGGGAATTGATCCGGCTACCAAAGCTGTTATCTTTTCAAATGCTCTAACAATCAAGAAATGTGTCACAATCAACGACCATTTCAGAGGCAAAATTAAAGATGGGTATGGAGTCGGCACACATTTCAGTAATGATGTCGGTGTAACACCCATGAACATGGTTATTAAATTGAGTGGGATTTATGATCAGAATGGTGAATTAATCCACGCAGTAAAATTATCAGATGATAAAGAGAAAAATACAAGTGATTCAGTGGAAGCAATTGAGAATTGCAAATTCAGCTTGGGATTACAATAAAAATGAAAAGGAAATAATATGGCAAAATACATAGAATTTGACAGGGATGCACGAGAAAAATTAAAGGTTGGTGTTGATACACTTGCCAATGCCGTAAAGGTCACACTGGGGCCCAAGGGTAGAAATGTTGTAATTGAGAAGAAATCAGGTCCTCCAATTATGACAAAAGACGGGGTTACCGTTGCAAAGGAAATTGAGTTGGAAGACCCACGTGAGAATATGGGTGCCCAAATGGTACGAGAAGTCGCATCAAAGACTTCAGATATCGCTGGGGATGGTACTACAACCGCTACAGTGTTGGCACAGTCTATCGTTGAAGAGGGGCTAAAAATGGTTGCTGCTGGTTCAAACCCAATGGAAATTAAGAGGGGCATTGATGCCGGAGTTATCGAAGTTGTAAAGGCGATTAAGGTACTGAGCAGGGATGTTAAGAGCTCGGATGAGATTGCACAGGTTGGAACTATCTCGGCAAACAATGATGAAGAGATTGGCAAGTTGATTGCAGAAGCTATGGATCGGGTTGGAAAAGACGGTGTTATTACGGTTGAAGAATCAAATACGGCCGATACATATCTTGAGACAGTTGAGGGAATGCAATTTGATAGGGGTTATCTATCTCCTTATTTTGTAACCAATTCCGAAAGTATGGAAGCTCAATTGGATGAACCAGTGATTCTTCTTTATGATAAAAAGATTGGTGCAGTTCAACAAATCTTGCCTATTTTGGAAAAAATGGCCGCACTACAGAGACCGATTTTAATTGTCGCTGAAGATGTTGAGGGTGAAGCTCTCGCCGCTTTGGTTGTAAATAAACTGAGGGGTACATTGAATGTAGCTGCTGTTAAGGCACCTGGATTTGGTGATGGTAGAAAAGAAATGTTACAGGATATTGCCATTTTAACTGGTGCAACTGTGATTTCTGAGGAACAGGGTTACACATTGGAAACCGCTGAAGTAGAGCATTTGGGATCATGTAAAAATGTGATCGTTGACAAGGATAGAACTATTCTCATTGACGGTGCAGGTGAAATTATTGATCTTGAGACTAGAGTTAGTGATTTGAAGAAACAGATTGACAACTCAACTTCTGATTATGACAAGGGAAAAATGCAAGAACGTCTGGCTAAATTGTCAGGTGGTGTAGCTGTTCTTCATGTTGGAGCACCAACCGAAGTTGCCATGAAAGAGAAAAAGGATAGAGTGGATGACGCTCTACACGCTACTCGAGCAGCAGTTGATGAGGGAATTATCCCCGGTGGCGGTGTTGCACTTTTGAGGGCATCACAGGAATTATCACTAGAATTAGAGGGTGACCAACAGCTGGGAATTGAAATTCTCAAACGAGCTCTTGAATCTCCAATTCGACAAATTGCGTTGAACGCCGGTTGGGAAGATTCGGTTGTAGTGTTAAAAGTAAAAGAAGGAACCGATGATTTTGGATTTGATGCACGAGCAGAAGATTTCAAAAATCTCATTGAAGCGGGTATTATTGACCCAACTAAAGTAGCTCGAGCAGCATTGGAAAATGCCGCATCAGTTGCTGGACTTCTACTTACAACGGAATGTGCTATTTGTGAAATTCCAAATGAAAATGCTCCTGTCGACCCAATGGGTGGGCAACAAATGGGCGGCATGTATTAAAAAATAACGGTTGACTTTCACCTGAATATCTTGTATATTCAGGTGTAAGGAAAAAGGAGATTATATGGATGTACAAAAACAAATTGATGGTTTGACAAAACAAATCAAAGATTATGTTCATGGGGCAGGTAAAAAAGGTGTGGTAATTGGAATGAGTGGTGGAATTGATTCTGCTGTCTCATTTGAACTCGCCATTAAGGCATTAGGGGCTGACAACGTATTCGCTGTTAGTATCCCTATTTTAGCTAATACAGGTGAAGAGTTTTCATCCGCGAGTGACATGTGGGGATATGTTTGGGAAAAGCGTGGAGTACGGCATGTAACCGCTCACGCTAGTTCACCAGTCATAGCAACGACATCTGCCGTTGAAAAGGCATTGGGTCACAAATTGAAAAATAACCTGACTTATGCCAATATTCAAGCTAGGGAACGTATGAATGTTCTTTACGCTTTCGCATCCGAATTGGATTATCTTGTTATCGGAACTGGTAATAAATCAGAACACAAAATTGGTTATTTTACAAAATGGGGTGACGGTGGAGTTGACTTTGAACCACTTGGAGCATATTACAAAGACGAAGTTTATGAACTTGGTAGAGCATTATATGTACCAGGTTGGATTCTAAACGCCGCTCCTTCTGCTGGGTTATGGGAAGGTCAAACTGATGAAAATGAAATCGGTATGAGTTATGATGAACTTGATTCTTATTTGAGATGGGATGAGTTTCAAAATTCCCTTTTTGAATTTGATGAGGAGAATGGGAAAAATTGCCCACTCAGCCCTGAGAAACAAAAAATAGTTGTTAAATTAATGGGGGCAGCTAATCATAAGAATAAAATGCCACCAACATTTGAAAGGTCAGAATAATGGCAGTAAAAGTATTATACAAAGGTAAGTGGATGGAAATGCATGGCCGTGAAGTTGATGGTCATGATGATTATGAATTCACCCACAGAGCGGGTGGCCGAGAAGCCGTTTATATGATTCCAACAACTGAAAATAATGAATTGATTATGATTTTGAATCATAGGTATTCAGTTAATAAAAAAGTATTGGAATTTCCAGCTGGGCTTATGGATGAAGGTGAAGAACCATTCCATACGGCCAACAGGGAACTTCTTGAAGAAACTGGATATGAAGCCAATGTGGTTATAATGCACCCATTGGGGATGAGCAACTCTGGGGGATCGGATGAAGAAGTTTGGGCCGCTAGAATGAAGGGTTGCAAGAAAATTAGTGAACAACAATTGGATGACGGTGAAAATATTGAGGTGTTGATAATCCCAGAATATGATCTGATTTCGACAATAATGGGGTACCGTGATTTGGGATTTAAAATAAGTTCAAGAGTAATCGCCTACATGATAGGTAAAGGAGAGTAGCATGGGAAAAACAGCGTTATTAGTAGTGGATGTACAAAAAGATTTTTGTGAAGGTGGCCCATTGGCCGTTCCAGAAGCGGAGATGGTTGTACCAATTATCAATGAATTGATGGAAAAGGTCAGTTTTGATTTGATAGTGGGTACTATGGATTTTCATCCTAAAGGTCATGGTAGTTTTGCATCGACTCATGGGGCCGAAGTATTTAGCATGGGTGAGCTTGGTGGAAACCCACAGGTAATGTGGCCCGATCACGCGATACAGGGAACAGATGGCGCTCGTTATCATAAACAGCTTAATCAGGGCGACTTGGAATACATTGTACACAAAGGGTTTAATCCTGATGCAGATTCCTATAGTGGATTCGCTGATGCAGATGGAACAGAAACGGATTTAAATAAATTCCTACAAGACCATGCCATTGAAACTGTTTATGTGGTTGGATTGGCTACCGATTATTGTGTCAAATTTACTGCCTTAGATTCTTTAAGTCGTGGTTATGATACCATTATGGTGCTCGATGCCGTAAGGGGTGTTGAACAGAATCCCGGTGATTCTGAGGCCGCTATTGATGAATTTTTCAAAATGGGTGGAGAAGTTACGCTTTCTGAAACTCTTTTGAAATATGGATTATAAGATGCAAAAGGCTCTAACCTTCGATGATGTAACGATTATCCCAAAATATTCGGAAGTAGAATCTAGATCAGAATGTGACGTGTCAACGCACATTACAAGCAATTGGGTATTGGATATTCCGATTATCGCCACAGCGATGGATTCCGTATGTGAATCTCGTATGGCAATTTTGATGTATAAGTATGGTGGTATTGGGTTCATCCATAGATTTATGTCTATTGATAAGCAGGTTGAAGAGGTCGAAAAAACATTAAATAGTGTAAAAATTTATGAGGGCTGGGATGTCCACAATGATGTTGATTTGAAATATCCAATTGGTGCCGCTATCGGCATTAAAGAGGAAGAGAAACAACGCGCTGCAAAATTGATTGAAGCTGGGGTGGATATTCTTATGATTGATGTAGCACATGCTCATCATGTGGGGGTTAAACGCATGTTGGGATGGCTCAAAAAGAACCATCCAAAAACCGATTTATTTGTTGGAACGGTTGCAACCGCCGAAGCTACCCACGATTTAATTAAATGGGGAGCAGATGGAATTCATGTCGGTGTAGGCGGCGGTTCATTATGTGAAACTCGTATTAGAGCCGGCGTTGGAATCCCAATGATTTCATCCGTTCAGGAATGCGTAGAAGCAATGTCATACTTATGTGAAATGGGAGAACCCAAAAAATTACGTGTAGGCAAACATGTTCCAATTTCATCAAATGGTGGCATCACTACTCCCGGAGATATGGCTAAAGCAATTGGTGCTGGTGCAAGTACGGTTACGATTGGTTCACTCCTAGCAGGAACAAAAGAGACCCCCGGTGCATTCAAAAGAGAAGGGAAATATCCCAATGAACAACTATATAAAGAATATAGGGGTTCGGCGTCATTATCTTCCAAATTGGATCGTGGAGAATCAACACATATTGAAGGAAATAGTGTGCGTGTACTATTCAAGGGTTCTGCCAAAAGAATTCTAAAGGAACAGGTTGAGGGTCTGAAATCTGCCATGAGTTATTGTGGTGCGGTTGACATTGAAACCTTTCAAGCGAATTGTGATTTTGTGGGGGTGACACCTGCTGGTCAAGTAGAAGCAAAACCCCATTTGATGACTTAAAAATTTAAAGTATTTTAAAATAAATGCGTTAAAAATTAAAGTTTCCTCTATTTAATTAATGACAAGACTAATTAATCATAGGAGGAAATTATCATGGACAAATTAGACATTATTTTAAGTCTACTTGAAGAAGCATTGGAAGATGCCGATTGGGAAAAAGTTGGTGAAGCTCATAGCATTCTGATTGCACAATATGAAGACCCATATAGTGAATACAATTTAGATGATATCGGCAATACGTCAGATAATTCTGATGTTTGAGACGACTAGGTAATACTTATATATACAGATGGAGCACCACCTAAGAGCCGAGGCGTTCAAGGTGCCCTACTATTGGAAACTCACCATACTTAGGAAAACCAATAGTGGCTACAATTAATGGGGTTGTGGTCAACGTAGTGAACAATTTAGCGGGGTCACTACCCATTAACTCGGGGCGAAATTTGGTTTCGACGGGATGATTTTTGACAATTGGTGCAAGTAGTGATGGTACACTTTAAAAAGCCAAAAGACCAAGTAATTGGCACACAAGTACAATACGCAGTCGCAGCTTAATAAGCGGACTTCCGAATCCTATCCGATTCTAATAAGATAACGATTCGTCATTAATTAGATTTGTCCAACCGATGTGGGACGAATAAATCCAGAACCGGCGTTCCAGATCAATTCGGGGAGTACGATAACTGAAATAGGATGACGGGATATTTTTTGTAACTTTTTGAGAAATCCGACATCAAACATAAAAGGATGCTAAACTTGTAACGACCGATTGGTGAATACATTGCGGACTAGGGTTCAAATCCCTATCGCTCCACAACATTATTATCGAGCGTTCTGGGTTCCTAACTCGTATGAGAAGGGCTCAGATGCGATGATATTTCAATTAAAAATGGAGGTTATATGATAGAATATTGTAAGGGCGATTTATTACAATCTGATATTAAATACATTGCACATGGGTGCAACTGTAAATTATCAATGGGTGCCGGAATAGCACAACAAATCAGACACCAATTCCCAAAGGCTCACAAGGCTGATCTAGAAACCCTATGGGGCGACCCCGCAAAAATGGGGACATTCACAGAAGCATATCAACATGGAAAAGTCATTATAAACGCATATACTCAATTCAACTATTCAACGGACAAGCTCGATGTCGATTATGACGCGGTGCGCACAGTCATGGAAAAGATTGAATTGCTTCTACAAAAAGAAGAAAATATGTGGGAAGAGGGAGATGAGGAATACAAGAGTATTCAATTGGGCATGCCACGTATTGGATGTGGACTTGCTGGGGGAGATTGGAATATTGTAGAAGGTATTTTGGATGAGGTGTTTGCAAATAGAACAATTTATGTGTATGATTGGAAAAACCCAGATTGGATATTATCGGGTGATGAATGGGATCGCGTAGAAAAGAATTTTAAAAATGGTACTTGGAAAGTATCACAGGAAGGTTAGGTTATGTTTAAATTAACAGCAGAAGAAATTACAGAATCTTATGAAAAATTGATTGATATCATTGACAGCACTTTTGAAGGTGAACGTCGTGATAATTTGATTAAGATGTATGAGCATTTCGGTGACAGATTATTATTGGCACCGGCTAGTGGAAAAGATCATTTTCACTTAGCAGTACCGGGTGGGTATCTCAAACACGTTTTGAATATAATTGAAGTATCAGAGATGATGGCTAAAATGTATAGGCACATTGGTGGTACAACGGACTTCACTGACGAAGAGAGAATCTTTGCGGCTATGCACCACGATCTAGGGAAGCTTGGAGATATTGATAATGATTACTATGTTCCAGCTACAAACGACTGGCAAATTAAAAGGGGCATCAGATACGAATATAATTCAAATTTGAATTTTATGGATGTTACTGATAGGTCTCTATTTTTATTGCAACAATTCGATATCAAAATTACAGATAATGAAATGTACGGCATCAGACTAGCCGATGGAATGTTCAAGGAATTGAACAAGTCATATTTCAATACATATAGTGATGACATGCAAATGAAGAATCATCTGCCGTTTATCATTCATTGGGCCGATTGGATGTCTACTAGAATGGAATACGACACTCGGATGAATGTTGTAAATCTGGAAACTAAACAAGAGAAAAAAGCGATAAATAATATAAAAGATTCATTGATTAAACCCAAAGCAAAACCTGAGAAGGTTACGTCTAAGGTTGACCCAATGGCCACTTTTAGTAAATTTTTCGATGAAATGGAGAAATAGTATGAATTTAAAAAACATCCTTATTGGGATTGGGAGTGTGTGATTTTTAGCGGTTAATTTATTAGTCATAAATGTATATTTTGGGATAGGGTGGTTATCTATTGGATTATTCGGTGTGCTATTATTAATGGCATCTATGGGATATGTCATATATAATCAATTCCAGAAAAATATATTTCTAGAACAGTGGGTGGAAGCATTCACTGTAAAAATCATTCACGTGAATGAAGAATTAGATAGGATTGATTCGACTGGAGTCTTCAAAGCAGATGATGAGGTTGGATTCGTCTTCACAGAAATTAAGGAAGTAGTAGCGATGCTATCCGAATTAGTAGAGGAATAAAATGGCGAGAAAAAAGAAAAAGAGCAACATGTATTTCACAATGGAAACCCAAGACGCGATTAACCGGTATAATGAGAGATTGAGCAGATGTTGTAATCATCATCCAGCGGATTGGGTAATTTCCAATTCCGAGATATTGGCAAAATTGGGATATACCCCAGATCAAATTGCCGAAAAAAGTAAGGAAATCAAAGCGGTTAAAGTGGAAGATGTATGTGGAGAATGCTATAGCATAGCTGAATATGATTTTGCAAGGACTCATTCTGAGAGGAATATTATTTACAGAAATGAGATACAATTCGCATTTGATAAATTGGCTGAGAATATTATCCACACTTTCAAATTTTATTATTTTGATATTCCAGTGGAAGATGTCATGGCCGAAGTGGTGTCATTTTTGATAATGAACATCCACAAATACAAACCATGTAAAGGGAAAGCGTTTTCCTATTTCAGTATTGTTGTTAAGAATTATTTGATATTGCACAACAATAGAAATTATGCAAAGAAGAAAATCCATGACAGCGTCGATACTATTGATTTTGTCAGGAACATTACCACAGAACAAAAGCAAGCCCATCTCAAAGAGGACAAGGCCGAATTTATCCATTATCTCATAGAATATTGGGAGAACAATTTAACCACAGTATTCAAGCGCAAGAAGGATATTGGGGTAGCCGATTCAGTAGTGCATCTATTAAGAACCTGTGATGAGATTGAAAACTTCAACAAGAAATATTTGTATGTATTAATCAGAGAATTGAATGGTTCCAAAACCCAGCATATCACTCGGATTATCAACATTATGAAAAAACACAATGAGAAACTATTGAAGCAATTTAATTCTACTGGATATGTGGATACTGCTTGTACGGGTTCATTCTTGTAAAAAATTAACACATTTTGGAGACTACAACAGGGCACTATTTATTTAGTGCCCTTTTTTTGTTTATTCATATTTATTAGTGAGTTATAATATCACACCTTAGAGGAAATAAAAAAATGAACACAGAATATGAAATTTTCAAAGATAAGACACTATCTTCACTATTCGAGGATATATATGTCAATTCAACCGATAATAAGGCACAGCTGGAATTATTGATTGAAAAAGTAGCATTGCTGATTACGAATACATCTTCAGCCGCTACAATTGTTCCAGTAGTCAAAGAATTTTTTGATATCAAAGTTAAAAACGATGAGAACCTTATTAAGCTCGCTGGAATCATTCAGAAATTAATCTCTGCAGAGGGTAAGGGTGGATCGGAAAGGGAGTTCGGAATGTCTGATGATGAAAAGGCCCGACTTCTAGATGATGCTACCAATGAAATAGACAAATTGAAAAAGAAAACCACAACGGTAACCGATGAAATTGGAAAAATAATCCCAAAGGAATTTATAGATGGCGTGGAAAAAAAGTAATAACATATCAAATTTACCTTCATTTAACAATGGAGTTACTTCTCTTGGAGACGTTTACAGGTTGCAAAAAACCAGAGAGAATAGCGAAGAATTTTATGAATTGGAAATTGCCGAAGTCATTGAAATAATGCTGGATCAGGATGATTTGCCAGAAATGGAAGATGGTACGGTTGATTACTCACTTATAGGGGCCGCCAAGTTAAGAATGGTATATAGTGAGCATGGCAAAAATGAATCCGAGTTGAGTTGGACTTATCCAATGGATACAAATTTAAAGGAATATCCATTAAAGGGTGAATATGTTATAGTACAAAGTTATTTGGGCCAACAATTTTATGGTCAAAAAGTGAATTTATTAGCTTCAGTTAATTCCAATTCCATCCCCGGTATAAGTAATAATGCGGGTGATGATTCGGAATTTGAGATTGGGGACATTTTCACAATCAATACGGATATTAGACAACTATGACCACATGAGGGTGATATCATATTTAATGGCCGCTTTGGTCAGGGGATACGATTTGGTAAAAATGATCTGGATGATACGCTACCTCCAAATATAAAAATTTCAGTTGGTCATGCCGATTTTGATAACACTGTTTTACATAAACCCGCCGATGAAAGTTTGGATGAAGACGCATCCTCAATATGGATGGTATCCAATGAGGAAGTATCCATCGTTCAGGGGTATCTAAGTGCCTTAATACCATCATTAAATGAAGGTAAGCAAATTATATTAAATTCTGATAAGTTGATATTTAATACTAAGAACGGCGGTGACATTGGGATGTTGTCAAGTAACAATATTGTTCTGGGGGCTACTGCTAAGGTGGTGGTTGAATCTCCGGAAATCAAATTTGGTTCGGATGACGCTACAGAGCCACTAGTATTGGGGGAAGTGTTGCAAGGATTATTGGGGGAATTGATAGACGCTATAAATTCGATATCCGTTCCAACTGGAGTAGGCCCAAGCGGGCCACCAGTTAATGCGGCACAGTTTGCGGCTATAAAAACAAAATTGGGACAAATGTTAAGTCCCCAAAATAAGACGCTTTAATCATGCCATTATTACAACCAATATTGGCGAAAAATTTGGGCGATTTAATGACAATGGAAGAGGGAAAAGATGTGACACCCAAAGATTGGGCCGATGCAGTTGGGGATTATTTCCAACAATCATTATTTCCAATTGCCGGAGGGAATCTAGCCGGAGCCAAATCCGCATTTATTGCAACGATTGGGCCCACTTTTCCACCAGTTGGGGCATTGCCCCTTTTACAATTGGCATTTTTACAATTTGCCGTAGTGGCGTCGTCAATACCGGGAACAGGGGGACCAAACATTCCACCAGTTACCCCATTGATATTGGCACCAATAATTCCGATTGGGATGGGAGGTGCACCGGCACCAGTAGTTGCAAACGC